ATATGGCTTACTGCATGACATCTTAGACAGGTGATAAATACCTCATCATTAATCGCTGGAGTAATAGCCAAAGGTTCATTGCATAAATCGCAATAGATAACAATATCCTGCGGTTCTTCGAACTCTCCGCCCAGGATGGTGGCTGTGCCATTATCAAATACTACCATTTCACCCATTATTTTCCCATAACTGCTAGTAGGTCATTTACTGTGATGAGAAAACCTCTGCTCTTATTTGGAGGAATCTCACAATTGATTTCACGACCATATTTATTTATGGCCTGAATCACATTTATTGTTGGAATCATTAAAACGCTTTCTTCTAAGACAAAAGCCCAATAATCGGCTTCTGTGACTGCAATCCCTGAAGCCTGCCAACTTTGCGTGCTGTTGTACCAACACTCAACCTCTATGTATAAGTTGCCAGTTTCATGCCATCGACGGTCACGTTTGACTTCAACCGTTTTACCGTTCGTAAGCAATTCCTCAACTAACTGCTCACCTGCATAGCCATAACGAAAATCGAGGTCAAAAGAGGAAAGGCTCGTCATCCTCTAACCTTTTGTGGCTGCCATTGTCCGTTTGCGTTTAGTTCTAGCCAAATGCGCTCTGGGTCACATGGCTTTGTCTGACCAACCTGGTAAATACCAGATTTGTAACAACAATCCCACGCAGCCCACTGCTTGCCATTCTTGCCTGTGCCAGTGCGTAAGATTCTTTGCTTGCAGCAATTACATAGCGGGATGTCCTTGTCAGTTGTACCGCCTATAATTTCCTTCACGGTTGCAACCGCTTCAGCGGATGTTGCAGGTGGTGCAACAGTTTTAATTGTCCAAGGGTCCTCTTCATTCACGATAGGGATATATTCTTTGGATTTAGGTTTTGAGAGTTCGACTCTCGCCATGTCTTGAACTGTTGGTTTGTGTTTTGTTTCGAGGATAAGTGATAATGCTCGGCCAATCGCTGACGTGACAGTATCTTCAACGTAAAACTTACGCATCGAAGCATTAAACGTACTTGCATCTCCAAAAGCGTAATCGACAGCAGCAGGAAGCGTATCTTCATGCTCGCGGTAAATCTGGGCCGATACAAGGATATGACCCTTTTCAGCATTGAATTGAATAACATCTGTGACAATCCTTCCGACTGGGAACGCCACCTGAAAACGGCGAATCCTACTATTGATATCTTCATACGAACTTAAATCAAACATATAGTTCATCCTCTTCTGTTGCTAGTTCGAGAGCGATTGCCAGATAAGCAATTGCATCTACATAGGAATCAACGTGGCTTGGGGTTTCTTGGATTCGGCTAAGTTTGACTTCGACCATTGCAAGACAAGCCTGTGCGTCTGTGATTGGGAAATCGAATAGATTGGATAACCTTGCAGATATCCGACCTTGATTAATTTTCGGATGGCCGTAGATTGCACCACGATTTTGCATAATGTCGATTGCATCGATTAGGGCCTTAGTTGCTTTCAATTATTCCCTCCAAAATTCTTGTCTAGATACTGCCCGTCCTCGTAAATAGCCGTCACGATGACCTTGCTCTTTGCCAATAGTAATGCCCATGTAATAGCCAATAGTTGTGAATAAGATTCCAAATGCGAAACACCAGAATAATGACATTAGTTGCTCCAACACATTGATTGATAATCAGTGATTAAGCACCATTGACCTAAAGCATCATCAAATAGGACTTCATAACTGTTGCCAAAGTCCTGAAGGATTGTGCGTGCCGCCATGAGGTTGGCGTAATTGTCAAACCAATAGATGTAATCAAGATTGTAATTAACCTGGCCTTCGAAGCGTCCATCCTGTGCTTCCCAGCCATTGCCCTTGAACTGCATCGAGGTTTCGTTTAGATTCTCAAAATCCTCTGCCATGTCCATATAGATTGCTTTCATTGCGCCCATCTTTTGCCCCTTTTCCCAATTCGTTCGATTGGTTATGGCATTAGTGTTGCACGGATTTAGGCTGAGTCAAGGCTATTTTGATAACGAAATGGTAACAATTCTCCATCGTCCATTTGGACATCAATGTCCCTGCGCACAGGGAAGATGTCGCTAGCGAGGCCGCCCATAGCGCTTACCATGCACTACAAACGTGCCGTCCTTTTCTACATAAATCAGGTCAACCTGGACATTCTTGCCTATCTCTGTGACAATGGCAAAGGCTTGCTGCCAATTCGGCATAGATACGTATTTGGCGGCCTTAACGCTCATTGCGTGTCCTACCTCAACTCCGTGCAGTACGCGCCTCACAGAGCCGTTGTAGGCCTCAGAAACGGCACTCCTACCAGCACGATGCGTGTGACCCATAATGGTTGATACGCCTGCCTTTTTTGCCTGGTTCAACGCGCTCATTCCAGGATTGGGATTGAGGCCGCCTAAATCGCCATGAACGGCAATCCAGCCCTTTGCAATCGGATAAGCCTCTTTGTGGAATTGAATACCTAGTTCATCAAGTTTTAGGAACTTCTCGAACTTCAATTCTGGCAAGGATAGAAAGGCAGGAATCTTTTTCATAATCACGTTATACAAACGGTCAGTGTGATTCGAGCGAATGGTATGGGCTTCCTTGGCGTACTGAGTCAAGCGCCATAACACATCAACTGTGTGGTCACGGTCAGAGGCTAATGTCTGCTCGTACCAGCCTGGAGTGTTTTCAGTCCAACGGCTTATCTGAGGAAGGTCAATCTCATCTCCGATAGTAACGACAGAGTCGTGCTTAAACGCTTTTGCAAATAGTTCAAAGTTTCGTACAACATGCGCATCCTCGTAAGGGCATTGAAGGTCGGGCCAAACGATAGTTCGTTTCATTCATCCTCATCGTCATCCTCGTAATCGCCGAATTTTTCGGGTTCGATTGGGGTAGGCAAAATCCAAGCAGGATAGGCTTGTGGCTCTGTAATCATAAATAAAGCAACAGACTCCGAGAAGCCTGCCCTTTTCAATGACTTGTAATACTCATGCAACCCGATGCAAAAAGCGTCAAGCGGTGAGTAGCCTTGTTCTTCTAAAGCCTTAGTTGCTTTTCTTGCCATGAGATAATTGTTACCTCTCTAGGATACGAATAATCGTTTCAACACGCGCTTCTAATGCAGTTATTTGGTCGCGCATAGAAGAGCCGCTATTTGGCTTTAGTTCGTTTAGATAATGCTTTACTAACCATTTGACTGCACCAATAAATGAACCAATAACGGTCAGCGCAACAGCGACAACAGCCGTCCAATCTGTTGGACTCATGAGATTTGGTCATCGGACGGGTCTAGGTATTTAACAATTGGTGCAACTAAAGCAGATGCAAGAACTGCATATTCAGGACGAATATCGGCAACTAGCGCAAGGCCTAAAGTAATTGCTGAAACTGCAACAGCCTTGAGGTAAGACTTAATTGCGTTCTTTGTATTTTTATTCATTTGCATTTCCTATTCCTAACATCGGGGTATCGAACCAAGAACCGTTCTCATCGCCCTTTTTAGTAAAACTGATATGGATATGCTTATCGTGGCGATTAATGCCAGAGTAAGTTCTCCAACGCCAAAATGATTTAACACTGGCAATTTTTCCTGAGTAAATGACGTACTTGATTCTTTTATCGCGCTTGGCACAAATGCGTATTTGGTCGGCAAGATAAGCACCTGTACTGGCTCGTGAGTCGAGGTCCTTATCCACATCAATAGCCCTGACGTAGCCGTCAACCTTATCGGGAAGGTGGTCACTCGTACCTGCTCGTTGATGGCGCGCATCGCCTATCCAACCATCAGACTTTCTATCGCGTTCTGGAAACGCATCATCAATCTGCTCACGAAGTTGCTGCCCTGCTTTACAGAGTATTGGCTTCATCTAGACTCTTTAGATATTCCTGATAATCAGGATTGTCTGGATTTGTTCCAAAAGATGTACGCACACCATCTTCTTCATACCAAATAACTGTTGTTCCCATAAACTCTTCAACATTGTATTTTCTCATTATAACTCCGCATTAAAGGCTATAGATGCTGACGCATTATTTGTTCTTGCTCCACCTGCTTGACCTGCCACGCTTGAGATTTCGCTCAAGTTATAAATTAAAGCAGTTTCATTAGTTGCATATGCTATAGAAAATGAATTAAATAAATCAGTTCCAGCATTTCTATCTACAGCATAATAATCTGTTCCTGATGTTGCTACTAATGATGGTGCTATTCGCATTGAAACAGGAAAGAAAACACCTACATAAAGTTGAGAACTGCTATAAAAAGCACCTATGCCAACCATTAAGTTAGTAGCACCTGAGAGCATTACATTGTAATACCTCTGACAAGCAGCCAATTCACCTTGAATAGTTCCTGTTGCAGTTTGAAAGGCTGTGGCTGTTGAGCCTTGTTCAACTTGCCATCCCCAAGTATCTACTAACAATGAACTTGCAATGCCTGTTGTTGAATAGAGAGTGATTGAAAGATAACTCGATGTGCCAATAGTTTTGCCAGCAATTGAAGGAATATCAACAGTAAGTGTAAAACGCTGCCAACTAGTTGTAATACTTGGGCCAGTATATGTATTAACAACATTTGCTGAACCGCCTGAACCAAAGATTTGTGCTACTTCAATGTTTGTCGATGCGTTAGCCGCACTTGCTTTAATCCAAAATGAAATGGTGGCTTTTTGTCCTGCTAAAGTTGTAACATTTTCTATATTTTGACGATAATTCCACACGCTAGTTGTGCTGCCACAAGTTAATCGAGCAAAGTAATTCCCCTCATACCCTGATACTGGTGCCGTCCCAGGTGTAAATGCTTGGCGGCTTACAGTTGATGTACCTGCACTAAAAGAGCAACTAGCAAGAAATCTATCTACCGTGTATATAAATGCACCTGAAGATAATGAGATAGATGTACCGCGTTGCCAATGGTCAAAGGCACCGTTGATGATTTTATTCTTGCCAGCAGCCCATTGTGCACCACTAGCAAGGTTTACTGTTCCAGTAATATCATTGACGTCGCTACTGGAAAAAACGTCTCCGTTGGCGTATGTCGTTTTCATTGGCCAGCCTGTTGCCATTAGCACACCTCTTTCATAGGGTCAATTCTAGTACATAACATCGAGTAAAGGCTCCTGCGTGGTCAAAACTGTTACCCATGTGTTTGGGGTGATGTCGTGGGCTACTCCTTGACACTGGAGAGTCTTAACAATAGTCGAACCACCCTGGCCATCATTGGTGATTTGCATAGTGTCAAAATAGTCTAAGTCAAGTGCTGCTGTAATACCAGGACCATAACCAAGAGTCACTAAGTCAAGGG